CGCGCCTTCTTCGATGTCCGTCGCGCTTCACGGACTTGGTCTGCGTCGGCGGTATAATGTGTCTTCCCGCAGAGTAAGAATGAGCTGACCCGCGGATATGACCATGACTGTGTGGTTTGTCCAGGGCGGTGTCCTGTGCGCCAGGCGGCACTACCGCGACGGAAGACGGTATCGAGATACTTCAGAGGGACGCCTGTGACCTGGGACCGTTGTTTCAGCGTTTTGGCGGTGGGGAAGAGTTTGTTCCAGGCGAGGGTATAGTTCGATTTCCGTTTTTGCCGCTGGGTGACACTTCGTAATTGGTCAGTCTTAAATCCCACGTAAGCTTTGGGGTCGCGCCAGTTCATGGTACCAAAGTGTTTGATTTCGGCTTTGCGCCGTTTGGCCTGTGTTTTGGTGAGACCACGGTAGTATTTGAGGGGCCAGATTTTATCTTTCTTTTGTTTTCGTGCCATTGTATCTTCTACATCCTACATAGAAATGTCGTGTGGTGAATCGTGTCCTATGCTACAACAAGGAGGTCATCAAGGCAGGCAACGAACACGTGGCGGGGTGATAGAAGGTGCGATTGTGGAATCTTCAAAGGCTGTGGACATGCATGGTCATCCGTTTGCCGCGATAACGAAAGTGGGCGGGTACAAGCCTACTAAAAAGAACCTCGCTGCTCTTCGCAAATGGAAACGCGGGCAATCCATTGGCTTTACCATGCGTGCTTCCTTGAAAGCCAAAGGACTAATTCCGAGAGCGGATGGGACAACACGGGTGTCTGCGAAATATATGCGGGGTGGCATGATGCACAGCAGAAAACATAGTCGAAAGCACAGTCGAAAGCACAGTCGCAGGCATAGTACTACACCAAAGACAGCCGCTGTATTCCAATCCGTCGGCCATCCTGTTGCCCTGCATACACCCTATACCGTATCTCCTGTGTCATATAAGGGACTGATTGGCGGGGCGTAACAGTGTCTGTGTTCCAACTCCACCTGTTTTTTATAGGCTTTTTGTAACAAGGTCCTCCATGGATTTTACGGAAGAAGAAAAAACCCCAGACATCGTTTCTCGTAAAGGTTATGTCCTCAAGGATTTGGCCCGTGCCTTCCTCATTGCCCTCGGTGAATCCGGTCCTATCTCCACAGGCAAACTCCTGCACTATACCGCCGACATGGTCTGCTCTGGTGGTCTCCCTCTCTGGCAGAAGCTGTGTTGGGACTACGCCTACGATCACATTGGGGTGGCATCCCCCCGCGTCTTTCACTTTCTCCATCGAAAATTCAAAGACATCAACGATGCCTCCGTCAAGATACCCTTCGACGCCTTCTGCAAACGGAAAGAGGTACAGGAGCTCATTATGGAAATTGCCCTGATTCTCCAGGGCTGTCCCAAGAAGACCAAGGCCAAGATGCCTACTGTCCCCGCGGAAACCCATGAGAATGATGACTGGCTGCGCTCGGTGTTGAGAACTACGGATAAGGCCGCGGTGCGGCGCGTGTGGCAACGGAACACGGACTTGGAACAGATGTTGCATGCGGGCAATGAGATGGTCTTCGCCATAACCGAGGGGGCCCCTGAGCGGGCACTCTTTTGGGTCAAGTGGCTTATCGAAGAGGATAACATCGTCAAGAAGCGCTATGGACAAGGGCTAACGACATTGGAGCGCGGCCCCCCTACGGTGGGGATAAAACAACGGTCCGCGGTAGGTTATTACCTCATTAATGTCTGCAGTGAAGTTTATAAGGAGTTTGCGGAGAAAGGAATGGTACGGATGCATGAGGAGTTCCAGACGTTGCTCGATATCTACAGGGCGCAGGATACGGGGCAGAAACGGAAGATGGATACGATTATTCTGATGATTCAGATTTTGACGGATGTGCCGCGGATGAAAGTGCCTGCGGCGCCGACGTTAGTGGCGGACCCTGGGGCGATGGCCCGCATCGTGGCACAGTCTGAGGGGTTCTTTCGAGAGATTCTGGCGCTGCCTGCGCCAGCCAAGGTACTGCCCACGACGGTCACGGGGTTGAAGCAGAAGCGGGTCAAGGAAGCGTCGAAGGAGGACCAGTTGCAGCGGAAGCTGGAGGCGATTAACCAGGCGACGATGCAGTTTTACAAGATGTAATGGGGGGGGAGTTTTAAGAAAAAGCCCGCAAAAAGCGGCATTGCCTTCGGCTTATGCCACCAAATCTACAAAAAGCCTATGGTATCAGTGGCATAAGCCGAAGGCGATGCCACTTTTTGCGCACTTTTTCCTAAAAGGTGCAAAGTTCAGTACATCTCATTCTTGTTCCGTCGGTAATTCCACAATGCGTCCCCATCCTCCTCGTCTTCCTCGTCCTCATCCTCTTCCTCCTCGTACGTCAAGTCATCCTGGCTATTGTATGCCTCATTCTCTGAGTGGTCACTCGAGGCACAGCCAATGTCCAGTTGTTTTGTGTCTTTTTTCTGATTATTCTTTTTCACCAGGTTGATACGCTTGATACGCTCCATCAGACCATTGTCCTTGTCGCGCTGCTCTTCGGCCAGACGTTTGGCTTCGGCAATGGCGGCGGCCTCCTGTTCGGCCTTTTCGTCTTGAATTTTTTTGGTCCACTCGGTGGCAAGTTGTGCGAAGGTGGGTTTTGAAGGTACAACGGTAGTTGCAGTACTTTTAATCGCAGATGCATTACTTGTTGCATTACTTGTTGCATTACTTGTTGCATTACTTGTTGCATTACTTTTAATCATAGTACTCATCGTCCGTTTCGGTGGAAAGGCAGGAAAGTCATCCTCTTTTATGACTGTCTTTGGTGCTGTTTGAGGCCGATAGACTTGATAGGTGGATGATTTTTTTTGATCTGGCTTCAACGTCAGCGCGCCTGGCTCAACTGCGGCTGTATTCACTGATAACGCGGATTGGTTATTTACACGGCTAAACCGTGAGTAAGATACAGAAGAATGGCCGTAAGAACGATAGCCACTACCATGATTTGGCTCACCATAGTCACCTCTTCTCTCAGGTCGAACGAATCGTTGAGGTCCATCAACTCGCGTTGAGTCATCATAGGTAGAATCTGACATACGTATTATATATTTATGGTGTGTCCGATTTTAGGTTGTTTTGTTTGCGGTTGTTTTATTTGCAGTTACACCGTATATGGTTTACCATTCATAAAAATCTCAGAAGACTTGCCATCCATGGTTAACGGCCATTTACAGTAGAGCAGTGTGAATGCATTCTTTTCATTCTCGGAACAGTAATCGATACTGTCTTTTCGGTAATGCGAGAGAATTCCCACAGTTACAGTGGCATCTTTAGATAACGTGTAATATTGTTGTAAAATTGGAAAAATGAGGCGCATCACTTCCATATCAAGACCATCTTCATAGTCATCGGTTACGTAGCCTACATATTTGCCATAGAGCGGTGTTAGACAGTTGGGCACCGTATAGATGAAAGTAATAATCATGAGACTATGTAGATACAATAAGAAAAATATCTTTTATTTTTCTTATTGTATATTTTATGTTTACCCATGTTTTATCCATGACATCCGTATTTTACATATCCATATCATCCAGTTCATCCGCGAGTTCATTGACAATCACGCAGTTTTCTAATAAGCTCTCGATAGAAGAACCCAATGCAAAGGACGGATGGATGTTTTCTTTTTCTTCTTCCTCTCCATTTTCGTCGATTTCTACACCCGCGTGAAATGTGGGGAAATCGACATCGAATCCTTCCAGAATTGGATTGTCTTCCACATAACTTCGTAAGTACTCGGCGTATTGCATCATTTCTTTTAGGTCCGAGGATGGCATGTATCCCAGAATGATTTTGACATCGACTTCATCCTGTTCATCTTCTTCGATGCCTGCGGCGATGTTGTAGATGCGAAAAGGAGCTTCAATGATGCCATTCAAATCAAAGACCATGTACAAAGGGACATCCGAGGGAACAGTTAGCTCACAGCCATAGACAGTGATGCACTCCTTCATTGCACTTTTATTAAAACTGCGCAAAATTAAGTTAAGGGTGCAATTGGCTGTTATCACTGTCATTCTTTCTTTTCAATTTTTATTCAGCGATGGCCGTATTTGTTACATCCGCATCCAACTTCACTAGCTCTCCTGTTGCTTTTTGTAGCTCTGTCTGCACATACTCCATCCGTTCTTGGAATTGTTTTCGATATGTATCATACTCTTCCATATATCGATGCTGCACGTCTTTCAACTGTGCAATCTTGTGAATGTACCGTCTCTTCATCAGTTTACCATTCTCTTCCTTGTGTCGTAGTTGCATGTAGGGCACCACTGTATCTTTGATGAGGTCGTACAGGGTGAGATAGGCCAGATAGAGTTCATGGGTGGCGTCGATGTGGACTTTATCTGTGCCGTGAAAAGGGTGTGTGATGCGGCGATTTTGCTGGATACAGAAGATTTGTGTAGAGGTAATTTTGACTTGAATGGCGTAGGCATAGCGGTCGTAGGCGGAGGGAGTGTACGTATACAACTTGTTGCCGTATTTGGCCAAACAGGCGACGAAAGCGTTGTAGGCATCAATGACGGCCTCTTCTTTGCATAGGGTGGGGCTGGCCTCGTGAATCATCTTGTAGACGTGTTTAGCCCAGGGAAGAGAATGGGCTTCACCGATGCGGGTGGGTACGTTCATTTTCTTTTTAATGGGCTTGGGAGCTTTGACAGCCTTCTCTTTTTTTTCTCGCTTGACTGCTTCTCGCTTGACTGCTTCTCGCTTGACTACTTTTTTAGGCGCTTCTTGTTTTTCTTCGAGTTGTTCCATGGTAGTATCCATTGTAGCTGATGTCACTTACTAAAAATAAGATAGACATCAAATTTTAGGTTGGATGTCTACTGTATTTTTGTTGTTTTTACTTTTGTTGTTTTACTGTCTTTAATATGTATTTTATAATGTGCTACTGTATTTATCAAGATACACCCAAACTAAACAAGCTATATCTGAACATAGGCAATCTACACCCAAACTAAACAAGCTATATCTGAACATAGGCAATCTACACCCAAACTAAACAAGCTATATCTGAACATAGGCAA